CAGACAGCAATGGACACGGGACAGCAATGGCTAGTCTCATCGTGGGAGATAATTTAGGAATGTCTCCTGATGCAACACTTTATAATGTTAAAATGTTTAACGAAGGTGCAGGTAATATATCAATCGGAGATGTTATAACAGCATTAGATCAAGTTTCAACACACCATGAAAGCAATGACGCAAATAATCCAAAAGTTGTATGTATGCCATTCACAATGTCTAAGAGTCAATTAATTGATGATACACTTAACGATATGTTAGATGATGGATTAATAATTGTAGCGGCGGCTGGTAATGATGGTGCAGAAGTAGATAACTTTTCACCAGGTGGCTTAGATACTGTAATCACAGTAGGTGCCATTGATGCAAACTATGAAGTAATGGATATTACTAATAGACCTATTGTAAACACAGAAGCAAATGTTGATATCCTAAGAGAAGTCAATAACAATGCTAAACTTGATATCTTTGCTATAGGTCAAAACGTAATGATCGCAGATAGTGGTAATGCAACTAATTATGTATGGCAGTCAGGAACTTCTGTTTCAACTGCAACGGTGGCTGGTATTGCTGGTCATTATATTGATATTTACGGTTCACTTTCTGCTAACCAAGTAAAAACTACATTGGTAACTGAGGGTCACATATATGCTAGACAAAATTCTAATGCAGATAATGATCCTGCAAATACATTATTACAATACAACAATTTAACATTTGATGGTGGAAAATCATTAGATTCAGGTAATGTTAGTTTTTCACTAGCATACGCACCACAATCAACAGACGTTACATTTGCTTCAACACCATCAGGTAGATTATTTGATATAGCATATGGTAGTAGTGCAAATGTTAATATTGGTATTAGCGGATCTGCTAGTAATGTAGCAGTTATTGACTTTAGTCCATTAGCACCTTGGATGACATTTGATACAGCATCAGGACTGGTAAGTGCAGATACAAGTAATTCAGCACTTGCACCAAACAGTATTTCACCAGGTATTTATAATTTTGCAGTAAAAGGCACAGTGGGTAGTAAGACTATAGTTGAAGAATATTCTATAGGCGTATATCCTGCAGATGGTTCTGCAAGTGATTTGAATTCAGCAGATGAATATTATTACGATGATGAAGCAAATGATTATGAAGCAGTCATATCATATGCTGTTGCACCACACGGTGGTTCACCAGGTTTGCCAGCACCTGAGAAACCGTAACCAATAGTTTCAAAAAAAATTAAAAGAAGCACTAAATATTAGTGCTTTTTTTATGAACTTAGTAATAGACCCAACAACAGATTCCATAGTATTCAATCCATTGTCTGCTCAAGGCCAATGGGTAAATCATAGATTCGGTAAAAGACAAATAGAGTATCAGTTAGATATTGATACATTAATAGATTACATATCTACACTTAATAATTTGGATCACGTTGATCTTATTTCAGTTTTTGGCGATCCTATGTGCTATACTAATATTTTAGAATTAGTAGAATTTCTAAATAAAAATTATATTTCAGTAACAGTAGTTACTTATGGAATGGGCGACATAAAACTATTTGAACATTTAAGTAATATGGGAACTTATTTTGTTTTTAAAACTACTGGCATAAAAGACAAAGTATTTTTAAATACAGATTGGAACATCATCAAACAAAATTTAGATGTTGTAAAAAACAAGCAAATACAATTTTACAAATTTAAACATAATAAAATAGACTTAGAATATCTAAATGAATCATACAATAATGTTTTTGATTATGACGGAGATTGTATTGCAGGTGATTTAAGCAATGTTGTAAATGAGGAAGGCAAATGGCTTTACGATATACATAAAGTAGATTCAAAAAAGCCAACTTTAGAAAAAACATTACAAGGTTATCATTACTTAAAACATTTTGTTAAAAAAGTTAATGGCAAAAGTATATTAGATGATCCTGTAAACTTAATTTTGCCTAATGCACAACATTTTGAGATGCCACAAGAAAATGATAGATACCTTACTGTTAGTGGCCATCTATTTGATAACTTAGAGAAAATGCAAATGTTTTCTAATGCTTTATGCGATGATTGGGCCTTTGAATATTTTGACCTTAATTACGAATACGAAAAGAAAGTATATTATGTGTTATCAAAAATGATAGGCAAAAAATTAGACCATATTAACAGCAGTCTTAGTAATTGATATATCACTTAAATTATTACAATTAGAGAGTGGACAAACAAATCCTATCTCTGGCAAATTCCATTTGCTGTCTGCAATATTTCCAAAGTTTATAGCACCGCACCAACTACTATACATATTACCTGTTGCATCTATATTAAGACTTTCGGTTCCTAAATGGCATATCATTCCATAAAATTGATTCAAACCTTCATTAATGATTTGATGATTTTGCACATATCTAGCAGTTCCGTCATCGTATAAAAATTCAGTCATATAACTTTTAGGATCAGGGGGACTAGGTTCAGGTGCGTTGGGATCAGGCGGCGGTGCAGGACGAGGTTTTATTCCTGGTCTGCTAATAACTTCTAATTCACTGTCTGTGTATTCCCAATATGTTTCCTGCTTACTACGGGCGCCTAGTAACTTCTTATACATGGTTTTTACACATATACTGACATTATCATAGTTATTACGTTTACAATTCTCAAATAGTTCTCTTATTTCTTCTACTAAGACGCCTAATTCGTCGACTCTACCGCCTATTCCGGCTATGTTAATATCAACATGCACAAAGTCTTTAATTTCGTTTAAAACCGCCTTAAAATGCTCTTTATCTTGACTTAGAGGGTGGTATGTATATACAATGCCATCTAGATAATACTTTGCTTTTGACCACCAATTGATAGTTCTACCGCCATTAGTGAATACTATTGACCTAGCACCAGTTTCTTGAATCCTGCGTATAATATCTTCAAATCCAGGTATAACAGTTACTTCTCCACCTATTAATTCATAGTCTAAGACTTTGTTTAACGCCGTATAATGCAAATTAAGTCTATCTATGGTGTCAATATATACCTGTTTATTAAACCACGGTTTAGAACCATCGTGTAGTATAGGAGGGCAGTATTCACAAGAATAATTACATGAATTACCCATATTCCATTGGACTCGTAATCTATTATTAGTGTTTCTTAAAGGACCTTTTACAGATAGCAGTTTTGGCATTTTGCATAACTCACCTTATGGAACCTTAACATCACTGGAACCTGGACTTACTGTATGCCCACATGTTGCAACTGTGCCTGACTTTGCAACTTTTTTGCCGTCAGCAAAAACTGAATTGGAATAGTTGGAAGTTAATCTAGGTGCACTATGTGGTGAATCGCCGTGGCCAGCAACGTTATCTCTTTCTATAGAAACTTTTTTATTGTTGGCTCTTACTGTTCTAGAGCCGGGTCCTGTGATTATTCCCTGAGCGGCGTCTGTAGATGTTCTTGCTATTCCTGGCATATTAGTATTTATCTATACTAATCTTCTTCTTTGCCTTCGATAATACCTTCGTAGTCTTTTGCACTTTGTTCTAATGTGTCAACCATAGATTGTATTTCTGACATCCTTACAAGAACTTCTGCAGATGCTCCTGTAAAGACATATGGTATTAATGCAAGTTCGTCGTCATTAATTACTACTACCCTAGGCTCTCCTAGATTTACTAATCCGTTGTCTTCATCTACAGATAGCAAAGTAGCAATTACTTCAACACCATTGCTTAATTTTACTGATTTAATTTTACCAAGATCGTCTTGTAAGTTATACATGCTAATATTTATATTTGAATTTAAAATTTTAGATTATAAACTGAAACCTTTGAATGTATCTTTTTCTACATCTTGTTTAGTTCCACCTATGACGTAAGAACTAATTTCAGTTTCTTGTGGTGCTACTTGAACACTACCACCTGCTATCCATTGTTGAGTCCAAGGTAAAGGATTTGTGCCTGTGTTAAATATTTTTTCTTGGCCAACGGCATGCATTCTTTTACCAGCAATGAATTCTACATATTGCTTTAAAAGGTCTGCATTTAAACCAATAATACTTCCGTCTTTGAACAAGTAATCGGCCCATTCTTTTTCTTGTTCAACTGCATCTAAATACATTTTTGTTACTTGCTCATAAGTTTCTTCTTTTATTTTTGCAAAGTCCTTATCTTCCTTTGGCAAAAGTTTTAACATCTGTTGAGTGCTGGCCAAATGAACATTTTCATCTCTTGCAATAAGTTTTATAATTTTTGCATTTCCTTCCATTTTCTTAAGTTCAGCAAATGCCCAACTACATGCGAATGAAACATAAAAGCGGACACCTTCTAATATATTAACACTCATTAAACATAACCATATTGCTTTTTTATGTTCATATTCATTATATGATTTGTAACCTTTATTTCTTAGTTCATTGAATTCTATAAGTTCATCATATTTTTCTGTAATGCTATCTGCACAATTTACGATTTCTTCCATCTCTAACATATCATCGAACACTTTACTTGGGTTTGAATAAACATTTCTTATGATATGAGAATAACTTCTACTGTGAATTGTTTCACTAAATGCCCATGTTTCAATCCATGCTTCTAATTCTGGCAAACTCACAATTGGTAATAAAGCAAGATTGGGCGAACGGCCTTGCACACTATCTAAAAGTATTTGTCTTTTTAAATTACTAGTAAAAATGTGTTGTTCAAAATCTGTTAAATTTTTAAAGTCTGTTGCATCTTTAAGAATATCAACTTCTTCTGGTCTCCAAAAGAATCCTAATTGTTTGTCGGTGAGTTTTTCAAATTGCTTATATTTGATCACATCGAATCTTTGCATACCCAAGCCGCCATTTTCATCAAGAAACATGTTTGCTTTAGTATGATCGGATTTATTTTTTACGTCTAATACACTCATTTTTTTTTCTCAAATTTTACAACTCTCGCAGTCTTCATCATCTACCTCAGTAGATACAAACAATGGTTGTTCTGCATCTTTTTTGTTAATGTCAATTTCGCCTTGTCCGTCAAACGTATTATTGTAATAAAGTTGTTTGCCGCCAAGTTTATAAAAGTTTATTATGTCTCCTAACAAGACACTCATAGGAACTTTTTCGTCTTCGAAATGTTCCGGATTGTAAGAAGTATTTACCGAAATACCTTGATCTATGTATTTCTGTAATATTGCCATTATTTCTAAGTAGCCTTTTGGTGTTTTCTGATCCCATAACAAATCATATTTGTTTTTTAGTCTGGGATAGCCTGGAACCACTTGCTTTAGAACACCGTGTTTACTTTGCTTAATACTTACATAACTACGTGGTGGTTCAATTCCGTTCGTGCTGTTACTTATCTGAGCAGACGTTTCTGCTGGCATAATAGCCATCAAAGTGGAGTTTCTTATACCTGTATCTGCTAATTGCTTACGCAATCCTTTCCAATCTTGTCTTTCTACGTGTTTAACTAGATCATTTACGTCTTCTTTGTATGTTTGATTAGGTGTTATACCATGTCCATATTTTGTTTCCATGTTTCCAGGTATAGCACCTTTTTCAACTGCCAAGTCGGCACTTGCTTTTATAAGTCCGTAACTCCATGCTTCTGCCCATTCATCTATCAGTTGTAAGTTAGGCTCTTGATAAGATGTATCATTTTTTGCTAACCAATATGCAAAATTAATAATACCTACTCCTAATGGACGTCTTTTCATTGTGCTAAGTTCTGCCGCTAATACTGGATAACTTTGATAGTCGAGTAATTCATCTAATGCCCTAACTGCCAAGTTACAAACATTTTGCATTTCATCTAAATCTTTTATTACACCCCAATTGATTGCAGACAATGTGCATAAAGATATTTCACCTTCTGGATCATCTATACTTGTTAATGGTTTTGTGGGTAAATCAATTTCACAACATAAATTACTTTGCTTAATAGGTGCAACATCTTCTATAAATGCTCCATGAGTATTAGCATGATCAACATTCATTAAGTAAATTCTACCTGTGTCTTTACGTTCTTGCACAAAAGCAGAAAACAATTCTATTGCAGGAATAGACTTTTTCCTAATGCTTGTCATACGTTCTGCTTTCTCATATAGTTCTTGAAATTTTTCTTGATCATTAAAAAATACATCATATAAACCTGGAACATCATGTGGACTAAACAAGGTTATATTGCCGCCTGTAATTAATCTTTCATACATAAGTTTGTTTAGTTGCACACCGTAGTCCATGTGTCTAACACGATTGTCTTCTGTGCCTTTGTTGTTCTTTAATACTAGCATATCTTCAATTTCTAAATGCCAAATAGGATAGTATAATGTAGCCGCTCCGCCTCTTACACCACCTTGTGAACAACTTTTTACAGCAGATTGGAAAAGTTTATAGAAGGGGATTACGCCTGTATGAGTTGCATCTCCGCTCCTAATTTTTGAACCTACTGATCTTATGCTACCAGCACCAATACCTATACCTGCTTTTTGGCTTACATATTTTACTACTGCACTTGTTGTAGCATTTATGCTATCTAAACTGTCGTCTGTTTCTATTAATACACAACTGCTAAATTGTCTTTGAGGTGTTCTAACACCCGCCATAATAGGAGTTGGCAAACTTAATTTAAATGTGCTAATTGCATCGTAATAAGATTTAACAAATCTCATTCTTGTTTCTGCAGGATATTTAGAAAATAATGTTGCCGCAATCATCATGTAAGCAACCTGTGGAGTTTCAAATATTTCACCTGTTGCTCTATTCTGAACTAGATATTTACCTCTAAATTGTTCCATAGCCGCATACGTTAGCACTTCATCTCTGTCGTGATTAATATGATCATTCAATTCATTTATTTCATCTTTAGTATAAAGTTCTGTGAACTCTGCATCATAAAATCCTGCATCTATATTTTTTTGTATTATATCGCATAAGCATGGCGGCGTAAATGTTTCATATACTTGCTTACGCAGATGATAGTTAATAAGCCTACCTGCTACATATTGATAATTTGGGGTTTCTTCTGATATTAAATCAGCCGCACTTTTAATAAGTGTTTCTTGAATATCTTCTGTTTTGATTGAGTCGAAGAATTGTATTTGGCTGTTAATCTCTACTTGGCTGGCACTTACTCCAGTGATATTTTCAACAGCATACATAACGACTTTATGTAGTTTATCTATGTTTAAATCTTCAAGTCGTCCGTCTCTTTTTTTAACTTGCATGTGTGTAAAATCCGTTGTTCTTCTTTGTTTTAAAAAATATATTTACCAATATATTATTGTAATATAAAACTATTTAAAAGTCAAGCATATATTGACATTTTTTGCACTTTATGAGTTTGGAACAATGTGCCGTGCTCTAATGCCACTTCCTTTGGGGTCAATTCTCCAGGCGAGAAGTTAAGAAAGTTGCTATCTAATTGAAATACAACTCCTGTATTTCCAATAACGTTATTACTTATCACAGGCAAAATAAGTTCATCATTTTTTATGAAGCCTTTGTAATCTAATGTTGCTATCATTAACAAAGTTATGCCTGTTTGACAAAAATAACCGTCATGCACGATTGTAAAAATATCAGGCCAAGATTTAGGTGTATAATAATCTAAGTATCTATCTAATACTTTTATGTAACTAAATTCTTCTATGATTTTTTCGATTGTGAGATCATCTCTGTTGCGAAAATCTCTCCATATTTTCTGGCGATCTTGAGATGTGTGATGTTTTTCAAACATGCTAGATTAGATTAAATGGATTTCCACTTGCGAACGATGTAGTTCATCGTTACTGATGAGGATGGACTTAAACTGTTGTCTGCTCTTAAATCAAATGTGTTTCCACTTGAATCGTAACTAACTTCTAAATCAACATTACCTGTAATGCCTTGTCTACTATCTGAATATTGATCGTTGATGTATGCTACTTGCTGTTCTTTATCTGCACCAAACATAACCTGGCCTATTCTACTGTAATTTTGACCACCTGTTGAATTTGTATCTTTCATACTGTATTCTACAACAAATGAATTAAATGCATCTGGATCAAGATTAGTTAGAATGTTTTGATTCAATCCGTTTGGAATGGATATAGATTCTGGACTTGCAAATGCTGTAGTTGCCTCACCTGCCTCTAGGGCATCTCTTGTTAGCAATTCTATATTTGTTTTTACATTTAGCAAACCTTTATTGTAACCACTGACACCTGATTGTTGACTTGTGAAGTAAACATTATTTGCAATTATAGAAAAATCTCTGGCTTCTTCACGTGAGCCAAATGTTGCTTCTTTTAAGTCTTCGTCAATTGTCAAACTGTAGTTTGTAAAACTTACTGAAGAATTACCAATAGTTGAATTTGAAAATACACCAGTTGCTCCTCCACCTATAAATACATTTTTAAAATAATTAAATCTTGGTTCATTCAATGCACCAAACAACCAATCTTCTAATTTTGCTTTAATTGTAGAATTTGTTTTACTGTATTCTCCTACTGATAAACCTAATTTGTGGACTGTAAATGCACTATCTTGATGCAGTCTAAAACCATTATACCATGCCGGTAATTTTTGAAATGACTCAGCATGTGTGAGATATAACTGGTTATCGTAGTTTGGAACTTTATTAAGTTTAGGCCACTTGTTTAAATTATTTACTCTTGTTACAACTGAACCTACTGCTGTTGAATTTGCTATTGCAATGTTTGATAAGTTTGCTGTTATAACTGGAGTTACTGATATATTACCACTTGTCAAAATTGGTGTTACTGTGAGTCCGTTATTTCCTGAAGTAACAGCACTTGAAGTTGTTACTGAAAATGCATTTGCACTAGCACTTGTAATTGCCATTGACGCACTAAAACTACCATTACCTGCAACATTTACATTCTCTGCTTTATCAAATCCATGATTCACTGAAAACACAACAACATTGCTTGTATTGTTTGCTTTGTGTGTTATAAACACGTTTCCTGTTCCTACACTTCCACCTGAAGTAAGACTGTTTACTGTAACACTTTTACTTGCAACTATAACTGACTGAACAATACCATTATCAATTTTTGCATTACTAGAATTCAAAAATGTTATACCATCTCCTGCTTGTATTAATCCAACGTCTTGGACAGTCATTGCTATTGTGTTTGCATTACCACTATCTTTCGACGTCACAGACCTTGTATAAGCGGCTGTGTTGCTTGGTATTGCGGCACTGAAGTTAGTAGTTCCATTTACTGCAACAACCTTTAATACTTTGCCATCTAACCAACTATTTGCTGTATCGTTTGAAAAGTAAACATGGTTTACAGATGTGCTTACATTGTATTCTTTTACAGAAGGATTTACAGTAACTACTACATTACCACTGCTTATTGCATAAGGTTTAATGTTCTCTACATCTGAAGATCTACTCATAAACAAGTTGCCTAAAGTAGGACTTGTATATGAAATATTTGCTGGTGAAACTTTTACATCTGTTGCAGGTGTAATGTGTTTAGCAAATTCTAAACCAATGTAACCAATTCCAGTTGATGGAGTGACTCTTATATTTTTTGTATTTAATGTTCTATAACTTGGTATTTTTTGTCCTGATAAATTAGTCCAAAGAGTTGCATCGTTGTAAAAACTTGTAACTCCAGTAACGTAATTACCTACGTCTGTATCTGGAGATGTTTTAGACAATGCAGAAATTAATGTTGAATTTCCATAATAAGTTACACCTATTTCTTCTGTGGTCAACGGTGCTGATCTGAAACCTAAATTTTGTGTATCACTTGCAGTAGTTCCACCTTGAATAAAAGCATAATCTTTATCTGCGCCTACACTCGATACCGATGTTGTTACATCATCGCCTGTTTGTATTACACCGTCTCTTGTAACGTTCATATCGTTTGATAAGAACTTTGCATTTGTATCTAAATTTGTAAATATTGTTGCACTTGATTTGAATACGTCGCTACCTAACCATGAAGTAACTTTTGTAATACCATTCCAAGTAGCATTTCCTTTATCATAAAATTTACCTGGAACAGTAAATTTAATCACTTGTAAATTTGCAATATTTCTAGTGTAGTTGATAGATGATGGAGTTTTTTCAAATACTGCAACTTTATTAAATCCAGAATTAACAAGCAGTTCGGTATCACCACCTATATAAACTTGTCGTGTATCTGTTGCAAAACCTAACTCGCCTGATCTTAAAGGTTTTGGTAGATCCTGTTTTAGACCTCGTCTATTTTGGATCCTTGAAATAATTACTGCGTTGTTGCTCGTAGCCATACTAATCTATCTCCTAGTTAGTAGTATTTATCACTTTCGAAGATTACTTGGAATAGTAATCTGTGAGTCTATCTGACCATTTGTTGCAGTATTCTGAGAATTCGTCATCCTTAATAGTAAACTCAGCAAATTTGCCTTCTCGGTCTACCATCAATATGACTACTTTTTTGATATTACTTTCAAACATTTCGTTATGTGCTAATGCGTATGCACAACCTTGCATAAAGTAATCTTCTATCCATTCACGTTTTTTAATTTTTTTAGAAGTTTTAAAATCTATGATTGCTTCTTCACCTTCATACATTCCAATTCCATCTGCTGTTCCGGCATATAATCCTTCTGCTATTAGACCTACCTCAACACCATACAAGTGATCTACTTTGCTAAGACCTTTATCGATCATTTCATCAACCATGTTTTTAGCCATTATACTAATATGATTGTTGCCTTTAATTTGGTAGTCTTCTTGTAGTATAAACTTTTCTAATGCATTATGAACTTTAGTTCCAAGTCCTGCAGACTCTGTGCTTATGCGTGTTGCTTCAGCATTTCCAACACGTTTACGCCAGGCTATGAGAGCAGTTTTATCTCCTGTATCTCCAAGTATAGTAGTTACACTAGGAACAGGTTCGCCTTGCCCATCAGTATATTGTCTGCCTTTAGCAGTTTGAATTCTTTTTAAATTGGGGTAATCGTATTTGTTTTCGAGCATGTATATACTTATTTCTTACCAGGAAACATTCCATTGCAAATTGGTATTTGCACTTGGATCGGTAATACAACTTACGCCGTAGCCTAAGTCTTTAAAGTATTTTTGAACATAATCTAATTGATCTTTTTTGGTAGCATCAGTTGTGACGCCATTTTTTACATTGTAGTAAACATTACTGTTTGTCATTGTAGAATTGTTTACATTTGCATACAATACTCCAGCATCTATATTTGCATATATGGCATTTTCTATAGAAGTAATTTCACCATGTATAACTGTATTGTTTCTGGTTTTTACTCTTGCCTCTGTGGCATTAACAAATATTCCTGGCATTATTGTGGTAACTCCGATTTGATATCTTTCATTGCTTGATCGCCGGCCATGTTACCGACATCAACACTTGGGTCATCTACATCTGTGTCTATATCTGCTGGTAATTCACCTTTTGGCACAATTACATCTTTGTCTTGACTACTAGCAAATCCGCTGTCATCGACTGCTTTGATTAAATCATCGATGTCTAAATCAAAATTTTGTTGTGAAAGAAGATATTGTAGTTCTTCTGTGTCTATTTCTTTTTCGCCTTTGGTTACAACTCTTGCGAGTTCATTCTGAATCGCTACTATTAAGTCTTCGTAGTATGTTTCGTTAATTGGTTGAATGACCTCATTAATGAGCATCTTACACCTCTACTGGTGCTCTGCCCAATGGCTCGTCCTCTGGTCCTGCCGCGGCTGGTTCATTTACGTCCATATCCATTGGCTCAGGATCTATAGGTTCTTCTACTGGCATCATTGCGTCATCATCTGCTTCTAAATCACTAGTTGCTAATGACCCTACTCCTGTGATATTACCTATTAAACCGTCCATTCCTTCTTTAGCACCTTTGGCACTTTCTAATGCGCCACTTAAAACACCTTCAGCATTTTCTTTGAATCCTTGTGCTTTTTCTAAACCAAATTCACTTACCATTTGATCTGCTATTGCAGGTAAATCCTCATTTACCATTCTGCCTAGTCTTTCTACATGGTCCTGAATATCATCTGCTAATGCTCTTACTGCCATAACAACTTCTGCTTCATCTACTGATTCAACTTCTTCTGCAAGAAGTTCTTCTAGAATGTCATCAAACATTGAGTCCCCTTCGACTGATTCTTTAGTTTCTCTTTTCTTAATTGCCGCTTTGATCGCCTTGTCTCTGGCCGCTAAGTAATCATCTGAATCTACATCTCCGTCGCCATCATGATCTTTCTTTTTGTTTTCAAATGCTATTTGCCCACCAAAGTATCTGATACCTGATTCAACTTTATCTTCCTCTAAACCATTTAAAAAGCCAACAACTGCATCTCTGCTTTTGCCACTGACTTCTGCGAATTGATTTAGTTTTTCTTCGATAGCCTCATAACTTGCTATGTCTTCTAATTCAACTCCAACTTCTTTTGCAAGTTCGCTAAGTAAGTATTCGTTCAATTCTGTGTTTGCTTCTTGCCCTTCTTCTTCAATTGCTTCGTTACGTGACCCACATGAGGATTCCATGTAATCTTTTGCCGCTTTCAATATAATAGTTTTTACATGATCATCATCAAATGCATATCTAGGGTCCATTCTGTATCTATTCATACATTCTGAACTTGCTTCTTCCATTGTGTAGCCACTATCCATAAGTGACATCACACCAGCCATTAAGGTCTGTTTCATTTCCATGTAAGCAGGTGATTCTGCATACATGCCTTCTGCTAACATTGAAGCAGATAAATCTCTTATACCTAAATACTTGATGTATTCTGGTTCTAATTGAAACTTTTGCGTAGAGCCTTTGATACTTACAATTTTTCGATCTGCTGAATCTTTTAGAAGTTTTAATTTATCTTCTGTTGGAAACTTATTTACAATAGCAATACCGAACTCTTCTTTGAGAGTTTTTTGTAAACTTACAATTTTCTCTTTATTAGTTTGTTGAAAATCTTTAATAAACATTTTGTTATCCTATTATATTGTATATGTGTTATTTATCATTTTAGGACAAAAATTTTTTAATAGTTTATCAAGTCCTGTTTTATATTTTTTAAATATGAAATAGATAAATCAATTCTAGTGAGTGCAATTTGTCTCTTAAAGTTATCTTTAGTGGTTTCTAAGGTGTAATTATAAAAAACAGTATCATTATAGTGCTTGTGAAAGTCACTAATTTTTTGTTCAAGTCTTTCTATTGCTATTCCTCTGTGATGTTCTTTGGAATTTAATCTTTTAGTTACTGCAGATGCTGTGCTTTGGAAAGGTATATCAGATACAATTTTTTCTTTAGAATGGTGATCGTGAATATCGTAAAAATTTAACCTATTTTTTCTAAAAAAATAACCTTTTCGTTTAACAACTTTATTTGTTATTTCATCAAGGCTTCTGGCTAATTTTTGTTTATTAATCTTCTTTTTTGAATGTTTTGTAGCCAATGGTATTATCCCTTCTAACTTTTTTAACAATATCTCTTTTATACAAGTCGTCTGCCAAAAAGTTTTCTCTTTCTGACATAGTATTTACTTCTAAAAAGCCGTCTTCTTCAATTTTATTGAATATTTTTGCTTCTAGACTGCTTATCAGACTCAGTTTTTCGTTTTTTCCTTTTACGGCTCGCACTTGGTTTTCTCTTAATTGGTTCTTTGAACAGAGGAGCCGCCACTACGGCAATCCCACCTGCTGATGTTGTTTCGTTGATAATATCATTTATCTTCATTAATAGTATTTATCTTTAATTATTTAAATTTAAATCATCAATGCTCATTGTTTGATATGCTATATATCTATTAGAATTGCTATAATTTTCTATTTTATGCCAAGTATTCCAACTATTAAACATTAAAATACCAGTGCCTTTTAGTGTAGGACCTTGATATAATACTTCTTCTTTTCTTCCAAAAGGACTTAACATTTGTGTTCCTGTGCCTGCAGGATTGTCTTCTAAATTAATTATTAATACACAAAATACAACCCTATTATCTATGTGTGGCATCATGTTAAAACTAGGACCGTCTATAAGTATGCGTGGTGTTTCAGCCTTATTCCAACGAAATTTTTCATTTCTGCCAAACCAACTAGCACCTATTTCTTCACAGTCTTTTTTAAGTGCTGGATTAGTTATAAAATCTTGTATTTCTTTGCCATAGGCATGCCATTGTGTTAAAAAGTTCTCTGGTAAATCTGTAATTTCTGTTCTTTTATTAGACACAGAACTTAGTAAATTTTCATTGTAGGATGAATCAGTTTGATCAAAATTTATTTTAGGAAGATTAAAATTTGAAATCTCAAAGACGGGGTAGTGTTTGATTGTTTCTTTAATCTGCATACATTTATTTAATTATTTTTTCTTTTTGCCAGACTTCATGTTGGCACACCAGTGATACATTTTTGACTTCTCGCCACTGCTGTTTTTTGCTTTTTTGCGTAAACTGGTTACTGAACCTTTGCAACTTGCTCCACTACGTTTAACTCTGCCAGGCTTACTCTTGCCTTTCTTCTTACCGTCAGCAAAGTTTTC